TTAAGTGTTGTGTTTCCTTTCTCGTCTGTGTGGCGAGGGGTAATTAACCAGTCTCTTATATATAGCTCACCTTGCCTCTTACGTTGCTCGGTCATATGCATTCCATACTGCCGCCTTACAGTTTTTGATCTTAGTTCTTTCTTATCCAACATCTCAAACTCTTCTTGTAGCTTATGTAGTTTGCGATATCTCTTGGCGTAAGCAATGAGCTCACCACGGTCATTCTCGAATCCGATCTTGGCGTTGTAGTACTCCGCGAGCATAAATAGATTGCGGTTGTACTCATCTTGCGTCTTAGGGCGTCCGACATAGCTAGCTACAATTATGTCATCAGGTTTAGATAGGTTGTTGGGGCGTTTCATTACGAAGGCTGCACCAAGGGACTCGTTGTTACCTGACTTTTCCTGTGCGTATGGGTCATGGCATACAAAGTACAGATTGTGTGGGACTTCCCCTTCTTTTGTAGAATAAGGTGCTTCGTACATGACTACAGCCCCTTCTGTCTTATCTCCTTTCCTATGCGGGAACTTGAGGACAGGGGTGACTTCTTGTGATGGGCGAAAGGCTATAGCTTTATCCTTGTTGTAGTAGAGGACACCTGCAGTACCTTCTTTGTGCAGGTCATGTGCTTTGACTTTGTTGTACTGCTCCTTCAGAGAGGTCACGTCGAACAAGTTAGCTGTTACTTGCAGCGTTGCTTCTTGCGGAGTGAACGGATGTTCCGCCGTATACTGGTCAAGAGCCTTTGGATCGTTCGCCCCTTTTTTCTTTTCTCTTTGTATCTCTTCATGCTCTCTAGCCTCTTGTATCTGCGAATTACCGTCATCGTCTATAAACCCATCTAAGTTTTGATATATCGGGACAAAGTACCCACACTTAGTTCCCATAGCACCTGCGTCCCACTCGTTGTCAAATGCCATGCAGTCATAGGAGTCAGGGTGATAGAACAACTCTTCCATACCCTCAAAGCCTACTCCCTCTTCACCACCTGTACCAAACGCTATCATTGTACCGAGTGTCTTGGAGCCCTGACGCATAGTAGGCATAGCCACTTCCCATGCTTTAAGGAGACCCCCAAATGACCCAGCCTCTTCGAAGAAGATGAGGTCCCCAGCTTTACCACGTACCTTATCAGGGTTGTCTTTCAGGGACACTCCGATGATCTGTGACTTCATCCCTAGTTCTACGTCTGCCCCGTTTACGTTCTTCTTGTATCCTGACTGCTTGTGCATTTCTCTGTCCCTTAGTCTGGGCTGTGTCCAAGCTGTATTGTCATCTATGAAGGACAGGAAATCCCATGCCTTGGATAGGAGGCCGTCCCCGATGAGGTATTCTTTCTGAGATGCGAATACGTAGTTCTTAGAGTTACGCATCAGGAAGTAGTTCCGTGCGAGCATAGCCCCAGCCTTGTACGAGAAACCTTTACGACGTGCTTTCAGCACTATCATATGTTTGTTCTCTTTCCGGCATCTATCTATTGCATGGAAGTACTCGTAGTCCCCATCATAGAATGCAGGGAACGTACGGTCTCTTCGCGCTATGTTACTCCCATCAGGGAGCAGCTCGTCTATGACTCTATCGATAGGGCAGAAGTTCAAGTAGAAGTAATGGAACCCTGTAATGTCCAGATACCCAGTCAAGCAGCGTTGCTTTTGCTCATCCCAATAGTCATAGTACTCCTTAGTCCCAGGGAGGGAGTCCGTGTAGAATCCTCTCTCTAGGTATGTTTCTGCTGCAGGGGAGTATTTCTGACTGTCCTTGAACATTACTGTGAGTACTTGTTAGTTACTACCCCACCACGATTTGGGTTGCCCTTGGATTGTTGCTTCTTGACTATCTCTTCGAGATCCTCTAGACCCTGTACTACTTTCCCCATCTTCTCTAGATTCATGATCAAGTCTTTGGCTGAGTATACAGGTTTACCGTGGTCATCTACTAATGTGAGGTCCATACCTTTGAAGTAGTGCTCAAGTTTGTTGACTGATATGCGTGCTGCTTTTAATAGTTTAACTGCATGAGTCTCAGATAGTTCCCTATATTTATCTATACCCGCTCTCACTTTAGCTGTGAACTTAATCTTTAGGTCTTGCCCTATCTTCTCCTCCCTTTCGTCTTCGTCGTAGACAGCGTAGGGGGAGTTGTGGTCTGCAAAGAAGTATACAGCCCCAAGCTCATTACTCTTCAGTACCTTGAATTCAGCGATGGTGATAGCGTACGGGGAGGGTACTACTACGTTGTTACTTACAGTTATTAGCTCTCGCATTGTTCAAGTGCTTAAGTCTACCAGGGAGTACATGGAACTTACCGAGGTATGGGAGCCGCACTGACTCAAATGTTCCTGACTTTATTAGCTCTGACGTGTATTTGAATTGATAGTATACTGCTTCCTCAATCTTCTGGATCGGGAGATTGTACTTCGTTGCTAGCTTCTGTAGTATTATCCTGTCCATTTTTCAGCTTTACTTTTCTACCTCCTGACCCCACTTTGATTTTCTCCCATCTCTTGGGTTCATCTGGACAGTTTGCTGTTGCCCACTTTGCTTTGTGTTCTATCAAGCACCCGCATAAACCGCATCTTTCTACATCTTTCTTTAGATGTTCGCAGCTATAGCATGCTTTTAGTCTGTCTTCGTACTGCTTTGCAGTTACGTGTGGGGCTCCTTGCTTGGCATATTCCACAGCTTCTTTGACGAAGCCTTTTACCATGTTGTATATAGAAGGCATTATGAGTTGATTTCTATGATGACTTGTTTATTACGCTCAAGTAATTTACTTGTTTTGTACCCATCCTTGGTCTTTTGTATCGCCCCCTTGTCCTTGAGACGCTTGACATAGATGTTCAGTGTGTTCGGGTTATCTATGTTGAGCTTTTCAGCTACAACCTTTTTGTTGTCTATGGAGCATAGGTCTACAGTACTGCTGTTGTCTATAAACAGGGACAGTACTTCTAGTTCTTTGTCCGTAAGCTCAAGTATTCCATTGAACACCTGTAGGAACTGATAGGTGGTGGTGGGTTGGATTTTAATTCTTCGTGTCATTGAATGCAATCTTTGCTCTCCCGTCTACGACGGAGATGGTGGATCTTTGAGACTGTCTGTTGAATTCGTCTATGTATTCTTGTATGTTTTCCCTTGTTACTAGGAAGGATAGGAATACTTCTAGCTCTTTTGCAGCCAGAGTTAAGTTGACCCGAGACTCGTCTGTTTTGGACTTTGCCTCTCGTAATTCGTCGAAGTCTTTCAGCGGTATGGTGACGGTACCAGTCATTAATAAAACTTACCGCAGATTTGGAATTCATTTACCATAACGTAGTTCTCCCCATCAACCTCGATTACTAGACCTTCGGTTGTGGGGTGTACCATTACTGTGTCCCCTTTCTTGATGTTTTCACACTTGGGACCCGCAGCTACTACCTCTAGGATATTACTACGCAGACTACGCTCTGCACCCCCGGCTAGGAGGATACCGCTTTTTTCTTTTTGCTCTTGTATTGGGAGCACTACCCAATCACGGGTAGGATGAAAGTTAAATGCCATAATGCTTGGTTTATGGCAAATATAAAGAAAATACTTATAGTATGTCTTTGAACTTTTCAGACACCTTGAAGGAGGGGCAAGCTTTGTTTGAGAACTCGTTATGCCCGTGTATTGAAAGTTGCTTGTCTGACACCATACGCAAAGAGTAGATGAGCTCACGCATAGCATGCTCTTGCTGATCAGTCATAGTGTCTTTAGCTTCCCATTGACCTTTCTCATTCTTTTCTTTAGCTACTCCCCCAATGTAGCATATCCCGATAGAGTCTTTGTTATGACCCCTAACATGAGCCCCTGCTCTGTCTATCGGTCTCCCAGCTTCTATGCATCCTTCAATATCAATAACATAATGATACCCGATATCTGACCAGCCTTTTCTCATATGCCAATCACGGATGGTAGCAGCTTTGACATCTCTACCTTCTGGGGTAGCTGAGCAATGAATGATAATGCGGTTAATCTCTCTCATAACTATACAATTTTCCCCCTCAGGTTTCCTGTCTAACGATGGATTTCCGCTCGCCGTGTTTAGCCTACGTGGGGGCATTTCTTTCAGCCTATAGCCTTGTTCCCACCCGAGTTTTATACCATCGCACTTTTCGAAACTACCGGGGACGACTTTCAGATACCTATGGTAGTACCCTACTAAAACCCGATGTCTAGGCCCTTAACTGGTTACCTCAGGGCCGGTCTCCTTTGAGGTTTCTAACTACAAATATAAGACTATCGTCCTTGACCACGATATGCCTTCTTGTAGTTTTTTGACTTCTTATGCTTAGACGTCTTAGTCTTTGCATGGATGCCTGGCCTGTTGACTTTGTCTTTGGCCTTAAAAGTGTCTATGGTTTTCATGCCCCTAAAATAGAAAAATTTTTTTGGGAAATTTTTGAGAGCGTAGACCAACAATATCAAAGACCCCTCCGATGTGGCGCGGTTTCAAACACCCCGCGAACAATGGCAAACGTAAAAGTAATGCTCCCCAAGACGGGAGAGTTCACCCGTTCAAAGGACGGACAGTATGCACTGCTTGCACCGCATATGGAGGCAAGCAAGACAGCCGAGGGCATCGAGCTCACCATCCACAACGATGGTAAGATGATAATCCAGCCCGCGGCAGTGGTAGAAGCTGCTATCGCAGCAGCAAAGTAAAAGAAAGGGCCTAACGGCCCTTTTTTTGTTGGACAGAAGAAATAGGCTTGTAGGTTGTGTGCACGTGTGGCACGTGGCTTACAGGTCTATTTTACCTTTTTTGCCATTGTATCATATGAACCATATCAAACAATATAGCATGAGTGAAGAGAAGAACACAATCATAGTGATTAACAACAGCGTGTCTCAAGCAACGCAAGACAAGATGAATGAACAACTGCTTGAAGAAATCGAAACAACAATCATATTCTCATGAAAGAAAACGAAACTGCAGCCTTGACTATTCTTATGGCTGCTACTGAGGCAGCTATGTCTGTTCCTCACAAGAAGTCTGAATCTGCATGCATCGCATTGGTCGGTGTGCAGAGCCAAGTCAAGAAGTTACTCTTGGTGCCTGATGTAGATGTGGTTCATGCCTGTCGAGAAATCAACCTCTACTGCACTCGTCTCAGCAACAGAACGACTGATCGCGGTGCTCAGAAAGTGTACAACTTAGCAGATTCCGCTGCTTTGGATGTCGTTCAGCTCATATTGACTGAACGAGTAGATGCTGTCACCTATGAAGAGCAAGGCATAGAGTCATGAAAGACGGACTCATAGCAATACTGACAATGTTTGCACCAGCCATTGTGCTGGCTGCACTCATTGTAGGTATCCTTCATTTGTTTGGATACTAATAATACTCAGCCCTTTGTCACCGTTGACGAACACCGACAGCGTATAACGAGAAGAGTAGAGACAAGAAACTCTACCACGTACTCGGGCAACAAGAAAGCCGTTTGGAGCGGAACTGGCACCTCTGACGAGAGGCTGCTGGGGATCTTTCACCTTTTAATTTATCAACATGGCACAAACAGATGTCAAAGCCCCAGAAATATGGGTTGTTGTCTCCAATGGACAACAAGGTACAGTGTACGCGACCTACAACAGCGACAATGAAACTTACGGAGTCACCAACACCGTGAATAATGCAACTGCATTCACCTTGATTCGTGCTGAAGAAGTTCAGAAGCATGCAAACAAGGCATTCAACAAGCTTGCAACAAGCTACGATAGGTTTGGTATTGTCAGCCTCAAGCCTACAGAAAAATGAGCATCATAGCATACTCATTCGTATTCGTATTGGGAGCATCATCAATGTTTTTATTGATGGTGCTCTTTGACCCAATGAAAAGCTACTTAGAAACAAGAAAGCTTCACAACAAACTCAAGACAATCAAACAACGTCGAGAGATGATTGACGAGTTCAACAAACCAACAAAGAAAGGAATCTCACACACAATTGTATCATTATGATCAGACTTGACAAACAAAAAACAAAAGAAATGGAACTTCCACGTCCTGGGTACAGTGGTGTTCCTCGAATGATAGTGGACCTTGATGGTACACTAGCTAACCCTTGGGCACGACTGTGGGAAGCAGAGTATGCAGAGCACATGGCTCAAGGACCAAACGACAACAGAGGAGCAGGCAAGAAAGCTTGGTGGAAACAGTGGGAAGGCAAAGAAGAGAACATCATGCGTGACACTCCAAGTTGGGTGGCTGATGTTGTTCGTGCA